CTTTTTGGAGTGGAGGCGCCTCTTTTCGACCCCCCTAGGACTTCTTGCACGGCCGTGCTGAAGTCAGCAAAGGATTTTCTGGCGTCATGCCCCTCTTCTGTCGAGGAGGAGCGTATGGCTTTCCAGTCAATCAAGAAGCTCATGCCCGACTCTTGTCGTTGCATGGATTCTACTTTGCTTCGGGGTGTCGCTGACGGTCTGCAGGGTTCGCCCTGCTCACTCCCGCCGGGGTACATCTCATTTTGTCGTAAAGTTACGAGCCGCCTTTTTCCTAAAGGCTGGGACTCGGGACTTTACGAGAATGAGTGTCTCTCGTGTTCTCCTTCGCTGTCTGGCACCATTGATTCCAACCGAAAGGAAGGCGGCTCTTTGGGCACTGACATCGACCACTCGTCCTTTTTGGACGTTGTGACCGGTGTTCAGCGCTTTGAGCTGCCTCGCCCGGAGGCTCAGTTGATGGTGGTGCAGTCGGCGGGAAAGCCTAGGCCTCTGACAAAATTCTCTTCTGAGAGTTTGGTTTTGAAGCCTCTTCACAAGTCCATTTATAATCGTTTGTCGCGATTTAGATGGCTTTGTAGAGGTGATCTTGATGATCAGAAGCTTTCTCGGGCCGGCTTTTCGGCGAAGGAGGGGGAAACTCTTGTGTCGGGAGACTACAAGGGTGCGACGGACAATCTTCCGATTGAGGTGGCCGAGGCCATCTTATCGGAGTTGTTGAAGAACGCGGTATGCGTTCCTCAGGATGTTCGGGCTTATGCCATGCTCATCCTCCGTCCACTCGTGTGGAATCTCGAAGAGGGTTTGTCATTCGTCCCTTCTGTGGGCCAGATGATGGGTAGCTACCTTTCCTTCCCCTTGCTCTGTCTTCAGAATTACACTGCCTTTTCTTGGGCAGCTCGTTCTGAAGGCATCAAGGTGAGTGAGGTTCCTCTACTCATCAACGGCGATGACATCCTTTACCAGTCGAAGCCCAGCTTCGCTCCGGTTTGGATGTCTGTGGTTTCACAGTTGGGGCTGGAGGTGGAGCGTACGAAGACGTCTGTTGACCCAAGTTTCGGTTCCTTGAACTCGACTCTTGTTCGATGGGTGGGGGTTAACCTTCGGGTTATCCCTACCTTTCGATTTGGTATGTTCAGACGTGCTGACGATGTTTCCTCCTTGTCGGACACTTTCCGTTCCTTTCTGCGTGGTAGAAAGAGTTCGCTGCGGTTTAAAGCCGCTCGCGAGTTCTTTCGTTGGCACCTACCCGTTCTGCGGTCAACTAGATTGACTCTTC